ATGGAAAATAATAATTTTGTAAGTAAAATAGTACACTATTCAAATGTTTCGACAAAAGCATGCGAATCTATGGAACCAACAAATATATTTTATTATGATTTAACCCTTGTTTTAGAAGGCTCAATGACTTATGTTATCAACAACAAAACAATAATAATAAAGAAAAACGGAGCAATGTTTCTGCCTCCCGATACATTACGTGAAAGGATTGGAAACAATACTCCTACAAAATATATAAGCTTTAATTTTCTTATTACTCCAAATACAGAGCTTCCTTTTGATACCCTTATGCCCAATTGCGTAACATCAACCATAAAAAAGCTTCTTGCAGTTTATCCTTATACTACTGTTCTGCGTCCGTTCTATTCTTACGGTAAAATAGCAAATATATTAAACCTTGTTTTAGCTGAACTTTGTGAGGTTTCCGCTTTAGGAAGCAGTAATGAACATATAATCAATATATACAGGTATATCAATAAAAATCTAAATAAAAAAATCTGTATAGAAGATTTAAGTAATGACTTAGGGCTTTCAAAAGAATATATTATGAGAATTTTCAAGCGTGAAACAGGTAAAACCATAACAGAATATATTAATATGCAAAAAATGGCACAGGCAAAAGAACTTATACAAAGTAAAACACTTTCTCTTACAGATATAGCCTCTAACCTTGGCTTTGATGATTATAACTATTTTTCGAGACTTTTTAAGAAACACTTTAAAACTAATCCAACTGCTTTCAAAAAATAATAAGAGAGCCAACATTATACTCTTTTATCGTCAATGAAGAATTCTCTGTTTCTGTGGCACGGCAAAATATTTAATCTGTAATAATTCCATAAGGAGGTTAATTTTTTGATATCAAAAGAAACATATGACAAGTTACAATAATACAAAGAAATAGGCTTATCTATCTTAAAATCATCAGAAAAGCTTGGACTATCGTACAAAACGGCATACAATTGGTGGAATAAACCCGATGAGAAGTTCACCACATTTCAAAAGCAACACGAGTTTATGTTGGATAACTACAGGCAATATCTGATTGAGCAGATTAAGATGTGTCCACAAATCAATAACTCTTTGCTTTTAAAACGGCTAATGAGTGAATTTTCTGATTTCTCTGTTCCGCCTGCTACTTTTATCGGTACATCAAAAATTACGAGAGCAGACAGGATATTTAAAACCCAAAAGAAAAGAGGTTCTTCGTGACGAAGTAAATCCGGGATATGAAGGACAAGTAGACTTGTATATAATAAATAACAGCCACCTACGAAACTCGTAATGTGGCTGTTTTTGTTTTATAAAGTTTTAAATTTTTCATAAAAATTAACCTTTCTAATTGGGTTAACCGCTATTTAAGCTACCTTTACTTAAAATAGACAGCTTTCTCTGAAAGCAATTATAATTTATCACATATTTTTAGTGCAAGGTTTACTTTCTACCTTGCACTTTTATCATTTTATATACAAAAATTTATAAGGAGTGACCTCAAATGTATCAGAAAAAAAATACCCCATTTGTAAAAAACATGCCTTAGATGCCGAAACCGGAGCAACAGGAAAAGTAAAGCTCAAATGCCCCCATTGTCATAACATAGTCCCTATTTTACTTAACTTCACAAACAAACATAACTAAAAACATACCGAGCAACGAAGCCCAAACCGGAGCTATCATATAGCCGGATGAAAACTATTTCAATCTTAAATGATTGTTAGTTTTTATCCAGCTATTTTTCTTTTTTATTGTAATTTTCAAAAATTTTTTCAAAGGTGCAAAAAGGCTGCACCTTTGTAATTTATCATTTCCTTGAACTTCAAAAAGAATGGGGGTGTGAAAAGGTGAGTTCATACACAAAATCGTCTGCAACAACAGAAAAAGGTGTCTCCCATACCGCCATAAACAAACGAAATAAATCCATTTTGAAAAAAATTAAAACTTTTTTTGAAAAAGAGGGTTTCCACTTTGGATAGTTTTCGGCATCTATATGAGAGGATTAATTCCTCATCTAAAAATTGGAGGAGAAAGCATGGAATTAACAAAATTTATATCTGCATTTCACGGTGAAAATGACATTATACACCTTCGTATTTTTGCCGACAGAAAACCGGAAGATCCCGATTTCAAAGGCATGAAATACACAACAAAGCTATCACAGATTAATTCAATACTTCCCACTTTAAAACAGCAAAATCAAAAAATGCGAAGCATTTGTTTTATGGTAAATTGCGGTGGGGATACAGACGAAGAGATAACTAAAATCAACGCTCAGTTTGTAGAGATGGACACAGGGACATTTGACGAACAGCAAGCTAAGATTGATGCATTCCCACTCCCTCAATCTATCATTGTAAAGACAAGAAAATCACTACACTGCTACTGGCTCACAAAAGATGCAAAGGTTAAAGCTTTCCGAGAAATACAATGTGCTTTTGCTGCACAATTTGACGGCGATACGATGTGTCAGAACGAAAGCAGATGTATGCGTCTTCCGGGGTTTTATCACTGCAAACAAGAACCTATCTTGGTGGAATGTATAAAGTTTGACCCGGATTTAAAGTATACACAGGATGAGCTTTTAACTGTTCTTCCAAAGGTTGAAGTTCCCGATTATGATATCACCTCAAGAACAGAATTTGGAGGCGTGGTCGGCAGCGGTCAAAGGCTTATGGATAAGTGTGAGTTTTGCAAACATTGTAAGGACAATGCGGCAAACTTATCGGAGCCTGAGTGGTATGCTTTTGTGACAAACATGGCATTATCCTGTGACGGCACAGAATTTGTACACGATGTATCAAGACCTTATCCTAAGTACAGCAAATCAGAAACCGATGATAAAATCCGTCACGCAATAAAGGAAAACAAGCCTCACACCTGTGAGTACATAAAAACAAGGCTTAACTTTACCGGATGCTGTGACTGCAATGTCAAAGCACCTATTGCTCTTGCTGTACTGTCACTATCAGAGCAAGCAGCAGAGCTTGCAGAGTCCGAGATTACAGATGATATGATTTTTGAGGACAAAACTATAGAGCTTATGGCTTATGCTAAGAAGCACAACCCTATAGCCTATGCTAAGTTCAAGCAAAAACTCAAAGGCAGATGCTCTATACGAGACTTTGAAGCGGCAGTGAATTTTAAAAGCCGAAACGTGACCATAGTAGAAGATATAGATATTGTAACTGCATTAAATGAACATGGTGATTATGTACTATGGAAAAGTGAAATCTCTCATGCTCGCAAGAACACATTTGCAAGGTTTTTGATATCGGCATCATTTGCGTCCGTTCTTTTACTTCCGCTTAATCACAGAGTCTTTTTCATTCACATATGGCATGACTCAAAAAGCGGAAAAACCGCCGCTATAAAAGCAGGCATTTCCGTATGGGGAGATCCTTTAAAGCTTATGGGAAGTTTCAATGCAACCTCGGTAGGTTTGGAAAGAAAAGCAGGTACCTTAAATCATCTTCCTTTTGCTATAGATGAACTGCAGGTATTAAACGAAAAACGACTTTCCTCAGAAACAATAATCTATGGTCTGTCAAACGGATTCGGAAGACTCCGAGGAAGCAAAGAAGGTGGGGTTCAGGAAATGGTGACATGGAAAAATATAATACTCACATCAGGGGAACAGGCTTTATCTAAGGAAAACTCAAACGATGGTGTTTTGACCCGCGTATTTGAGCTTTATGGTAAACCTGTAGCAAATCCCGATGATGCACATGAATTACACATACTTTCGGAAAACAACTACGGCTTTGCAGGCAAGGAATATATGAAATTCATCACCTCTATGAAAGATACGGATATTATAAGTGATTACGGCAAGATGTGTGCAAAACTTATTGAACTCTATGGAAAATCATCCTATGTGGATAGCGTAAGTGTTGTATGTCTCGGAGATTATTATGCATCTATATCTGTATTTAAAGCGGACAAGGAAACTGCATGGAATGAAGCTTTGGAGCTTGGTATAAAAATACTAAACAACAATGAGCAACTAAAAAAGACGGATACAGTGAGCCGTGCATGGGATTTTGTAATTGGCTGGATAACAAGCAATTATTCTAAGTTCTCCGCTGACTCAAATCCTTGTTACGGAACTATAGAAAACGGAAAGTGCTATGTGATTCCGTCATGTCTGCGAAATGCCTTGGAAGAAAACAACTTCGATTACGGAAAAATAACAAGAGGGTTCAAAGAACGCGGACTTTTAGAAACTTTTGCCGATAAAGACGGCAACTCAAGAATGCAAACAACAAAGAGAATTAACGGAGTTCCTGCAAAGGTCTGTGTTATAAAGCTACCGGAAGATACCAATTCCATTACACCGCTTACTTGAGATGTAACTCTATGAAAAATATAGGGTAACGGCTCAAAGTCAGTCGTAGCAAGGGTTTGAGCGTTTTGTTACCCGAAACCCGTGATTACATATATGTTATATAGATAAAAAATTAAAAAATTGTATTAATAAAACAAATTACACGCGTTACGACATATGTGTACACGGGTTACAGGGGTACATATACCAAATATATATATTATTTATATTTAATATATTATATATTTACTTGGTTTTTAAGCTCTATAAGACCGTTACCTGCAGATATATATGTCGAGTTACTTACAAGTTACAAAAGTTACAACAAAGGAGATAAAAGCCATGCTTGAAAAAGATATAACAAACAAAATATTAAAACACTTAAAGACACTTGACAGATGCTACTGCTTCAAAAAACATGGTGGCAGCTACGGAAGCAGTGGCATTCCCGACATCATCTGTTGCTACCGTGGAAGGTTTGTAGCTTTTGAGGTTAAAACAGCCAAAGGCAGGACTACTGCTCTGCAGGATATAAACATCCGTAAGATTAACGCAGCAGGCGGTATCGCCTGTGTTGTAAGAAGCGTAGACGATGTTAAAAATATACTGAAAGGATTGGTGGAAGGAAATGAAAACGGGATACAGAGCATTAGCTAACGCCATAGTCTTACAAGCTGTAAGGGATTATAGAAACGCCAAAGGAAGCAGAGAAAAAGCTCAGATTATTCGTTTCTTCCGCTCCCCTTGGTTTAAAAGACTCACAGACATAGACAGTGAATATTTAATACATAGACTTAAATCTGAGGAGGTAAAAAAACATGACAGCTAAAGAATATTTAGGTAAAGCATATCGTATAGACCAAAGAATAAACTCAAAACTTGAACAGGTTTCATCTCTCAGGTCACTTGCTACCAAAGCAACCTCTACCCTATCTGATATGCCAAAAGGATGCAGAGACGTTCATTCAAAGGAAAATATCATTGTAAAGATTATAGATTTGGAACAAACAATCAACAGCGACATCGACTCACTCGTTGACCTAAAGGCTGAAATGGTAAATGTCATAAAAGCAATACCAAATGTAGAACAACAGATGATTCTTGAGTTACGTTACCTCTGTTTTATGTCTTGGGAAGAAATCGCAATCAACTTACATTTCAGTATTGATAACGTATTTAAACTACATAAAAAAGCATTAAATTCTGTACAAGTTCCTGAGCATTACAGTAAAATCCATAGAATTACAGTTTAACAATATGGTATTATTATACTTGGAAGAACAGAATAAATAATGTACCAAACTTACAATAGAAACATGAATTTTTAATCATTACAGTAAATTCCATAGAATTACAGTTTGGTACTATGATATTATTATACTGAGAGAATATACAAGATTCTTTTTTTACTCCTTCTAAAAAAATTGAGGTGATTCAGATGCCGATGAAACCCTTAAAACCTTGTCGGCATCCCGGATGCCCCAACTTAACAGATGATAAGTATTGCTCACAGCACTCTCCACTCTACCAAAGAGCCTCAGCTCACAAGCGTGGATACACAAGCAAGTGGCAAAGAAGGTCAAAGCAATTCTTAAAGAAGCATCCGCTGTGTGTCAGTTGCAAACAAAACGGAAAGCTTACACCGGCAACAGTGGTAGACCACATCGTTCCGCACCGAGGTGACGAGCATCTGATGTGGAGCGAGAGCAACTGGCAAGCACTATGTAAGAGTTGCCATGATAGGAAAACAGGAAAACATGATAAAACACCCACATATTCATATAATTTCTGACGGCCCAGGGGGGGCTGAATCTCTACAGCGAAGCCTCCAAAAGACCGCCGCCCTCTTTTACGCGAATTTTCGCAAAATTAAACCAGGGGGATACCCCCTTAAAATACTCCAAAGCCTTGCAGCTACTGTGTTTGCAAGGCTTTCAATTTGCCATAAAGTACAACTACCAAAATCGCAATAACGCCCACTGTTATGCGGTTTCATGAGGGGGATACCCTATTTTCTAACTATCGAAAATCATGCGTTTTTAGTATGTTTTTTGATGTTTTTTATATGTTTTTTATAGTTTTTTAGAGTTTTTGAAGCAAATTGAAGCAAAAATAACCATTTAGCAAAAAGATAAGGAGAAAACACTTATGAATGAATTACAAAAAACAGAAATTACCAGATTACGAAAACAAGGTGAAGGATACAAACTAATTGCAAATAAGCTTAATCTGTCAAGAGACATCGTCCGTAACTTTTGCAAAAAGCACGGACTTGACGGTCTTGGAACTGAAGTTACCAAAAACATCGAAGTAAAGCAACAGGCAGGAATTCTGTGTTCGTACTGCAATAAACCACTAAAACAACACAAACATGGCAGACAGCGCCGTTTCTGCTCGGATGAATGCAGACGAGCCTGGTGGAAAGAAAATTCAAACAAAGGGAATCGCAAGGACACAGCAGTGTATAAACTTGTATGTGCACACTGCAGTACAGAGTTTACAAGCTACGGAAACAAGAACAGAAAATATTGCTCACATGAATGTTACATACATGACAGATTCGGATAAATAACATAGCTAGAACTGATGTGAAATAATATCAGTTCATAAAGCACAGAAGTAATTACGCTCTATTTAAAGCACTATGACGAAGGTTCACATTTTGGAATTGACAATGGGTGCATTTCCAAGCTGATGCTTAAAAGAGACGGTAAGACAGTATGCTGCTACGACAGAGGCTGGGATGTGCTTCCTGTTGATGAAGATACTGAAACAGCACTTGAAATACTAAAACTTGAGTACAACTAAAAAATATTTATAAAAGCAAGCAGAGCGAAGGCTCTGTTTGTCGTTATCCTTAAGATCTTAAAGGTCTTTTTCCCTTTCCTCGATTTCATTATCAACTTAGATTTCACTAAAATCATTTTCTTTTTTCTAAACGAATTTCATCAAAACTTTTGTAAATCCTAAAAATAATAATTACTTTTTTATACCGAAGTAATTGAATGTTTCAGAAGATTATGATACAATAAAAATACAATCCATAGAAAGGATACATAAGAACCATGTTAATGAATGATAATCAATATTTGTCTATTATTGAAAATATAAAATCTAAAATTGGCAATGCTCAATTTAAAGCTGCAGTTTCAGTAAATCGTGAACTTATTATGCTTTATTATAATATTGGGTTAATTATAAACGAAAATAAAACCTGGGGAAATAAGTTTATTGAAAATCTTGCAAAAGATATCAAACTTGCATTTCCAAACTCTACAGGTTATTCCGTAAGAAATCTTAAATATATGGCCAAATTCGCAGCAGAATATCCTGATAGTGAATTTGTGCAGACAATGTCTGCACAAATTCCATGGTCTCACAACTGCCTTATAATGGATAAAATCAAGGATGTCGATACAAGAACCTGGTATATTAGCAAAACAATTGAAAATGGTTGGTCTCATAGTGTACTAACCCACCAAATAGAAAGCGGTCTTTATGAAAGGCAAGCAATTTCTGAAAAGATTTCTAACTTTGAAAGTAGACTTCCGGCTCCACAAAGTGAACTCGCAATTCAAACTATGAAAGATCCATATATTTTCGATTTCATTCCGTTCAAAGAGGATATGATTGAAAGAGATATCGAAAATGCCCTTGTGAAAGAAATAACTGCTCTGCTTCTTGAACTTGGTACGGGTTTCGCATTTTTGGGAAATCAATATCATTTAAATGTTGGTGGTGACGATTTTTACATCGACTTACTCTTCTATAACATTAATCTTCGTTCTTATGTGGTTATAGAGCTTAAAACAGGTGATTTTAAACCTGAATACGCAGGACAGTTGAACTTTTATCTTTCAGCAGTTGACGGACTTCTCAAAAAAGATTCTGATAATCCATCAATTGGATTGTTACTATGTAAAAGTAAAAACAATTTAGTTGCAGAATATTCTCTTAGAGATATGTCAAAGCCTATCGGAATTAGCGAATATAAAATAACGAATTGTTTACCTGAGGAGTTAGAAAAACAGTTGCCTTCCGTTGAAGATATTCAAAAGAGAATTAAAAAATAACAATAGTTTACTTGTATTCATCTTTAAGTGAGGTGTTATGGCATGAAAATAAATTTCAAAGGTTTAGTAGATCTGCATATTTTACCATCAACAGAACCTTTGTTACCTTTGTATGAAGCTATAGTTAATTCAATACAAAGTATAGAGGAATCCGGAATCAAAAACGGAAGAATAGATATCGAAATTCAACGTGAACCTCAAATGCAGATTTTTAGTGAATCGTGGGAAACAGATATTGAAAATATTATTATTAAAGACAATGGTATAGGATTTAACAAACAAAATTTCGAATCTTTTGACACATACGCAACAGATTTCAAACTTGAAAAAGGATGCAAGGGTGTTGGTAGAATTATGTGGCTAAAAGCATTTAGCCGTGTCGAAATTGATAGTATATATAAATCCGAAACCAAATTTTATAACAGAAAATTCTCATTTGATATAGCCAATGCTGTAAACTTCATGTCGAATAACGAAATTGCAAAACCAAAAGAGATAACAACAACGGTTAAACTTATGGGATTGATTTCAAAAATCAAAAAGAATACCCCTAAAAGACTAACAACTATTGCACGTGACATATTGAATCATTGTTTTGTTTACTTTATTGCTGGTAATATGCCTCAAATATATTTAAAAGATGAAAAAGATACTATAAATATAAATTTGTTGTTTAATGAATATAAATCCGAAAACATCGTTATTGATAATTTCAATGTAAGTGATCAAGATTTTCAAATAATACACTCAAAGAATTTTAATTCTTCTTTATCTGTACATACAATAAATTTTTGTGCTCATAGCAGAAAAGTGACATCAATCAATTTATGTAGTATACTAAATAATGTTAATAGTAAATTTATAACAGATAATGGTGAATTTTCATACAACGGATTTGTGATATCAAAACTTTTAGACGACAGCGTCAACCGAGAGCGAACCTCCTTTGACATACCCGAATCACATGCTAACTTGTTTGAAAAAATAACAAAAGAAGATATAATTAATATTATAAAACCTTTGGTTATAAAATTTTTAGAAGTAGATATCGAGAATTACAAATCACATAAACTTGATGCGATAAAAGAATATATATATAATAAAAATCCAAGATATCGTTTATTATTAAAAAATTTTCCAGAATTTATTGATAACATAGTAATAAGTAATGACGAAGAAAAACTTGAGTTAGAATTATTTAAACAAGAACAATTATACAAATTAAGATTAAAAGAAGAAGGTATAGATTTAAGTAAGCAAATCAAGAGCAATAAAAATGTCAATGAATTTATTAAGCAAAAAACCTCATACGCAGAAAAAATGTCCGAAATCGGCAAAAGTAGTTTAGCAGAGTATATTTTACACAGAAAAGCAGTATTGGACATTTTAGATGAAAATCTTAAATATTCTGATGACAAAAATCTTAAATATGCATATGAAGAAAACATTCATCAAATCATTTTCCCTATGCAATCAACATCCGATGATATTGATTACCAATCACATAATCTTTGGATAATAGACGAAAAATTAGCATATCACTATTATCTTGCTTCTGATAAAAAACTCAGTTCTATGCCACCGATAAATACAACAAGTGATAACGAGCCTGATATAATCATCTTCGATAAGCCGTTCGCATTTACAGATGAAAATCGCCAACCATTTAGAAACATTAGTATAATTGAATTTAAGAGACCTGGAAGAAATAATTATAGTGATGAAGATAATCCAATTCAACAAGTTATTGAATATATGGATGATATTATTGCAGGGCAGATAAAGACGAAAGACGGACGTTATTTAGAGGGATGCGAAAATCTTAGGTTTTATTGTTATATCATATGTGATTTGTCTGAAAAAATAAAAATCTATGCTAGACAACGAGGTTTTCAAACCGCTCCTGATGGTATTGGATATTATTACTTTTTAGATAATTACAAGGCATATATTGAAATAATTCCTTATAGTAAGCTGATTCAAGATTCGCAACAGCGAAATAAAATCTTATTCGATAAGCTGTTTATGCAGTAGTTTGTTATCTAAAAATTTTATCGTTTAACAAAAGTTTTCGATCACATATTATCGCTCAGATATAAAGGTAACTGGCTGAAACAGTGAGTACACTATCTAAAGTGTATATTGAATATATCAAAAAGGGTACAAACCAGCCTATTAGTACTTTTCAGCAAATAAAATTATGATATTTAGATAAAAACTTTTAATAACCATATATTTACGGCATTCTCCCCCACCCTGAATTTCTCTATTCGAACAAACAAAAGGCCACACAAAAGATTCAAACCCATTGTGTGGTCTTCTTCTATAAGTTTATCTCTCGTTTGAAAGAGTTTCAGCCATAAATCTACCACCAAGGCGAAATGCGTATATGAATAATTCACGTTCCATAATATCGTTCATTTCGGTTACTGTTTACACTGATAATAATCTTTAGTACCATCACTGTATGAAGCTATAATATCTCTCCCTTTATCTCCTGAACCACCAATTTGGGATATTGTCTCATATTTATCTTTAGATTAACCTCAACGCCTTTAAAAATTTCTTCGTTATTTCAAATGATATAGAAATCATATACCTTTTTAAAGAGTGTATACCATAAATATTGCACAGAACTTATTTTTTCAACTCCCTATAACTTTCTGCGGCAACCTTTTTCAATTGTCATATGAGCACTGATATTTTGTTTAAATATTCAATTATCCCTTCCAAAACAACATTTTGCTCTACATCAAGCCAGTTCTTTTTAGAAGTACTTAGATTACGAATATATATACGATTGGAAAAAGTATTCTTTACTCTTTTAATTATTTCATCAATATTATTCTCACGCATTCCCTCATCATCATAAATAAGAGTCTTGAAACACTCATTTAATTTTTTGAAATCAACTAATGTGCTTAGGTAATAAATATCAAAAATATCTTTATACCTTGTAGAAAGAGGACCAAATTTCAATATCGAACGTAGTTTTTCGGTAAACATCTGTTCCTTGGAATTAATTAAAAGACTGGCCCCGTCATCATCCAACCCGACATCAAAGCAAAATTCTTCCTGCATAATATCATAATGTTTATGTACTCCTAAATCAATTTTACTATTCAATTTGTATCCATCAAAGTCAGCAATTTCTATAAAAATTCGTTTACCGTGATAATCTTGTTGACGCAATTCTTCAATATTTCCGGTCATCTTTATAGTCACCAAGCCAACAGAGTTCAAATCAGAAATAAATTTTCTAATTGAGTCATCTTGCAAAGAGTACTTGATAAAATCCAAATCCATATCTTGTGTTGCCCTACGGGTGTTGTTGGTAATGCTACGCATAACCACACCGCCTTTTACGGTAACATTACGATTATATTGACTTTGAGAAATAAGTGCCAATATTAAATCTTGACAGACCTTTGCTTCAGCATTTATTTCATCATATCCAGACTCTTTCGCTTTATCTATCATATCGGCTATTTTTATCATTAGAACACCTCCAATTGAATTGCCTCAAATATACGATTTTGATTTGGAAACATAGAAATATAGTCTTGTAATTTCTCAATATCCAAAGAGTTTATTCGTTTCCTGTAGTTTTCAATAATTTCTTTATAGTAGTCAAATGGCAATGTATTTTTATTTCGAATTAATTCAATTAACATTCTCTCTTGATCATAAATGCGCAAATCAATATTTTGACGTTTTATAACAGATTGTCCGATTTCTAATTTATCATCTCTATGAAATATTTGTTTTACCCTTTTGTCAGATATTTTATATGCATCCTTTGAAGTAGCCAAATAATATTTATCAGGAATAACATCCGTTAAAGAATGATAGTAATATGCACTGTTCATTGTAAATATGGCATAAGGGTATTTATATGAAATCACTTCCAATTCTAATACCCTCGCTTTGTCTGAATATATTCCGGATTCTATTTTATACAATTCTTCGGTTTGAAGCTTTTTGGTTAGTTGATAATGATTCCCATATTTTTTTAAACAGTCATCATATGAATAAATCATTAGAAAGCTCCTTTCAATTTTAGTAAACATCCGCACCACAAATCATTTGTCGGATATTTACTGAAATTATATCACTTAATGTTTTTTATGTCAAGCATATATAGTATTTCACAAGAAAATTAAAAAATTCAAAATATACTTTAATTGTTTTATAGATATTTCCTCACGCACACTTAAGCTCCTCTATCATGGCAATAAAAGACTGCACATTGGGTTAGAACCTGTGCGGTCTTCTTCTGTACATTTGTTCCTCCGTAGAAAGAGTTTCAATCATAAATCTGCACCAAGGCGAAATGCATATATGAATAATTCACGTTCTATAATATCGTTCATTTCAGTTGCTGCATCATCGTACTTTTGTAACGTTTCTTTTTGTGCCTCGGTTAAGGTTTCAGTTAAATTTAATCGATTCTTTTCCATAAGCCTTAGTACCTCCTTCACATCAGGATTATGGCTCATATACTGTTCATGCGGAAGTACGTTTCCGTACCAAAAGTCTTCAAGCAAAATTCTCATTACTTCCCTCCTCTCAAAAATGAAATGACCGCATCACCGAGAGCATTCCCGGCAACACGGTCGTTTTGTGGTTTTTGCTTAACTTTTGTTTTATTTGTAGCATAGTGCTGCACCTCCTTGTAGCATGACACTATACCATACAATCTTAAGAAAGTCTAGATAACTATCTGTGAACATGTAAAAAAACAGTATAATTACATTTACTAATCATATAGTAATCTAAGGTAATAATAAAGCATCTTTGAATTTTTTATATTTCTCCCCTTCAAATTCACTGAACATATAAACACTACCGATAATCAATATATGATGGTGTTTTTTATACTACATAGCACAAAATACGGCAGTCGGTTTTATCTTCTTTTATCGAGAATATAAAATAATACGTATTTAATAATCATACGCCAGATATTAGTTTTCCAACTCTTTCAATACCATCAATATCTCTTTCTGTTATTTCTACTTTTGGTCCATATTTCTTTTCAGAAATCATATTTTTTATAGCTTCTATGTTGTCTATAATAAATTGTTGGGCCTTACGATTATATAATATAGCCATATAATAGCCTCTTCTTCCCCATCTTTCTTCAGTGCTGATTCCCATTTCTCTACCTGAAGCAGTCGGCTTTTTAATATTTTTCCCTTCCGAATTTGTCTGTTGCTCTAACATATCTATACTTATTAACCAATCACTGATATTCTTATATGTAATTTGCTTCATATTTTCAGTATCAATGAGATTATTTATTCTTTCAGTAATCTTACTTACCGGAATAGGGTTATCTGAAAATGAAAACTTTTGTATATCTTCAAATGATATATTAAAGTCAGCTTTATTTTTATTCTGCTTATGATATTTACCGTCATTTTCTATCACTTTGTTTAAAATATCAGATATAAAGAAAAAACATCTTGATATACGAACGTTATTTACAATATCATCTTCAGGGATACTCGAATCATCAAGAGGATTAATGCCATTTGCCAGCTTATCTATATACATTTTTGCTCTTTTTATTGTTTCTAATTCAGTCAATTTAATCACACTTTCTTTAATTATATCGTATAACAACTTTTTATTACATTAAACATTGGAATTAGGCTACCCAATTATATCCTGTTATTGCCTGATCAACAATGTGATTGAATACTATACTGCTTTTCTGTGTGAAGATTTCTCTGTCATAGCATTCAGGCAAGAAAGCATTGAGAATAGTAACAATTTCGCTTTTAACACGTTCTTTAGGTTGTGCATCATTCTGCCAACCAACAACAAACAACTCTTTTTTCTTGGCAAGTAATGTGTTGTAAAGTTCTTTTGCAGCAAGCTTAACTTTCTTTTCCTCATCCGCTGTCAGTTTCTCTTTTCTAAGAAGGTCGTAAATCTCAAGTTCCGCCTCAGACAGTTCTTCCTTTATGTGCCTTTCTTCTTCAGCGCGCAATTCTTCCATGAGTTTCAAGAGTTTCTCATAAAAATCATCATTTTGAGAACCACCTGCATTGTACTCGTCAATGATATTGCGGAATCTTTCTGCAAAGTTAGAACGAGTTACATTTCGGCGAAGCATTTTTCCTAACTTTTCTTCAATATACTTTCTGAGGTTTGCAATTTCAAGATTTTTATTCTTCAAAACCTTAAATTGAGAACGTAGTTCATCAATATCAAGTTTCGATAAGTCAAGCTCTTTTCCTGAATCTGTAATTGTATATTTTCTTGCATCATCCGCTGTTATTACACTTTGGTCTAAAAGTTCATTAATTTTCGCCTGGGCTGATTCAATCTTTTCAGGGCGGACTTTACCGTCAATAACAGCTTTAAGATATAGAATAGCATCTTTCTGTATAGGATTATATTCCATTTTGAATATATCAGGGCGGAGTGATTCATATAATCCGTCCACGGTATTCGCTAAAACCGAAAACTCATTTTTAACATCGTCATTTCCGACAATAATGTTAGCATAATCCTCGAATAACGAAAGGTTTTTGAACACATCTGTTTCATCAACAACTTTTGATAAATCAACACCATTATTAAGACAAAATTCATTCGTAAGGTCAATTGCTTCATAAAGTTGAGATAAAAGCTTGTCTATGTCTTTTACAGGCATATTACCATCATCGCCGGAAGCATAATCAACAAGGGCTCGTTTCAAGTATTTAAACACATCAAGATAGTCAATAACAAGACCACATTCTTTGCCTGAATAAACTCTATTTGCTCTTGCAATAGTCTGCATAAGAGTATGACCTTTCATCGGCTTGTCTAAATACAGCGTTGATACTGAAGGTGCATCAAATCCCGTAAGCCACATTGCGCAAACAAAAACCAACTGCAACGGATGATTCGGATCTTTAAAGTTATCCTCAATATCAAATCCGTTTTCATCAACTTTGTTCATTCTCTCACGATGTTCTTTAACAGACAATTCTTCCATAGCAAACTTTTCATTTTCATCGGCATCTTCACTGATAACAACCGCCATTTCGACTTTTCTCATATAGTCAACAAGGTCTTTCAGTTTAAGTTTTTCTTCTTCGTCAGTAGTTTTGCTGATTTGACTGTTAAGCTTTTTGATTTCTTCTTTCCAATAATGGCTTACCTTGTCATACATTTTAACCGCTGTAAATTTATCAACTGAAACAACCATGCCCTTGCCACGGAACCCACGACGAGGAAAGTGATAAACAATATGCTGTGCAATAGCATCTAAACGGTCATCGCGTTTTATAACTTCAAGCTCTTTTGCATAGTGATTTTCAAGTCTTTTCTGTTCTGTTTCAGTTAAATTTTCTTCTTCGAGAATTTCTGCAAAATCAGAATCAAGAAAATCATTCTGAAGTTCTACTTCAGGAACTCGTTTTACATAATAAAGCGGAACGGTCGCATTATCTTTAATAGACTCCGCAAAATTATATTCACTTACATAATCTCCGAACCACGAATTAGTTAGCCTTTTGCTGCCAAGAAGCGGTGTTCCCGTAAATGCAAAGAACTGCGCATTTGGGAGACCTGTTCTCATATTTTCTGCAAGGTCTTTGTATTGTGTTCTGTGAGCTTCATCAACAATTACAATAATATCATCACGTTCAGAAAGAACAGGATACTTTTTACCCTTATCATATCTGAATTTATGTATGAGCGTAAACAAGATAGACTTGTTCGTTTTAAGTTCTTCACGAAGCTGTGCACTGTTTGCAGGCTGTACCTTATCTTTATCTGTAATAAACTCTGTACGCAAAAAGTTTTTATAAATCTGTGTATCCAAGTCTTCTCTGTCGGTTACGATAAGGAAAGTGAAATTTCCTACACACTTATGCTTAATCTTTTTAGCAAGCATAACCATGGAATAACTCTTACCGCTACCTTGAGTGTGCCAGAACACGCCTAATTTGCCGTGAAGATTTTCTCTGTTTAAGAATGCTTCGTAGGCATTGTTTACACCAAAGAACTGATGATTCTTTGCAATAATCTTTGTTCTGCGACGATCGTATAAAATAAAGTTTTCAATATAGTCTAAAAGTCTTTCAGGCTTGCACAAACCTTCAATGAAATATGCAAGGCTGATACCGCTTTCTTTAATTACTTTTCTGTCTGGGTTTTCTTTTTCGCTTTCTATTTTGAGCCATTCAAAGAAATACTCGTATCCCGCGCCAAAGCTACCAAGTCTTGTTTCCATACCATTTGAAAGAACACAAATCTGATTGTAGTTGAAGAGGTATGGTATATCCTTAAGATAATTTTTAAGGTTTATATCATAAGCATTTTTAACCGGGATATTTGAGTTTTTAAGTTCGATAAACACCATAGGCAGACCATTTATAAAAACAATTAAATCAGGTCTTCTGAAATAGCTTTCGCCCTTAATCCACATCTGAGAAGCGACAATAAAACTGTTGTTTTCAGGCGTAGTAAAATCAACCACCTTCATCTTATTGGAGGTCTTTCTGCCGTTCTCTTCATATTCAACCGTAATGCCGTTTCTGATTTTTTGATAATTATTAAAATTAGTCAGCATTAAATCTCCAGATTTCGGAGTACGACAAAGCTCGTCCGCAATTATGCGAACAGTACTTTCCGGTATCTCAGGATTAATCATACACAAAGATTCAAATACAATTGTGGGCAAAACAACCTGTCGCTTATCCGTTCTGCCGGTATTATCATTTAAATCTCCTGCATCTTCTGTCATACAGTTGATAGAAGTATATTCTTTGTGATTTTCAAACGCCTTTATAGCCGCTTGTTCAATCATATCTTCCGTTATAATTTTAGGCATATCGTCGCCTCCTAATCTTTAAAATCTTATTGGTACTTCAGATTTCTTTACCTCTACATTTTCGTAGCCATTAACTTGTAAAAACTCTTCTATACTTTCTTTTGCAATATCATACTCCATCATTGGAGCCATAGTAATTTTATTAATAGCATCTATTTCAAAAGGAACAGATAAACAAGGGACAAAAATTCCGTTTCTTTCATAAAAATCTAATTTTATATTCTTATTATATTTGTTAGAATAGTGTACTTTATCGTTATTAATACGACTCTCCATAAGTTCGATAACTACACGGTATTCCTCCTCTTCTTTAAAGGCAATATCTTTAAAAAATACACCATGCGAATAAATATAAGTATACAATTCATACATTGCATTATCAAAAGCAAATTCTTGATCAGGACTTTTCTTATTCTTCTCTAGTTTATCACAAAGAGAAGTCAACTCTTTTTCTTGCTCTCTTTTAGAATAAAGCACATCACCATATACAAAACTAATGGGATCTACGGCTTCTGATGTCTTTGCATCAAAAGATTTTAAAAATTTATAGATGTCAAATCCAATATTGTATCCTTGATAATCGCCATTGTGCACATAGTAATTCCACATATGCAAAGAATCAGATGCCTTGCAAGTACAAAACACGAAAGTTCGAATAGGAGCCGTATAATATACACTTCTAAATGGCGGAGGTGTAATCTTCGACACGCTCATCGTTATGTAATCATCTTCTGAATGCTCTTTTAAAAGCCATTCATTAACAATTTCTTGACAAAACGGATAGATTTTTCGGTTATCACGAAGAAACATAATCAAGCATTTTACAAAATATAACATTTCAGATTTATCATTTAAATAGCGCACATCAGTAAACCTAACAGAAGCACTTTGATTCTGATTTTTTAAGATACTCATAAGAGCGTTTGCGGATGTATAATGGTATCGTAAAACCTTGTTTCTTGCAGTAAAACTTTGAGTATCCGGCTGAAACGATTTAATTGTAAACGAATTAAATTTTATACTTTCAGGTTTGTTATAGTTTATCTTTTCTATCATATGTTTACCTCATCTATTTAGGCATTAAGTAAGTGTATATTAAAACGGCAAATCTTCATCCGAAACCTCAAGTGAAACCATTGGTGCTTGGTAGCTACGATTTATTATAGCCGCTGCTGCAACATAAAACTGTTCAATATAATCGGGATATCTTTTTAATATATCTTCATATATTTTTAAAGCAGCTTCAACATTTTTCATTGGTATGCCTGTATCATCTGCTATTCTTCCATCTAAATCAAGAACTCGGAATGCAGGAATAGAACACTCAAATATATGGTCTTTAATTGTACTTTTCAGACCGTCAAAAACTACCTTCATATAACTTGCATCAACCTCTTTTTGCAATACAAAAGTGTTATACCAGTTTTCATCGCCAAAGTAATTTTCGTTTACATTCCATCTCAATGCATCAATCACTTCTTCAACTTCTTCTCGAATCTTTGAAACATCAGGTAATACTTCGGATTTCTTTACTTTTGGCTCTGCATTTTCCACTTCCAATAATTCGTTGTAGCATGCATTCGGCATTATTTTAATAGTTTTATTGGTTTCTTTTTTAAATTCTTCTATCAATTTTTCTTGTTGTTTAACGAACCCCTTGTCCTCGGTAACAAGAATTATTTCCTTTTCACCATTATCCTTAAAATACTTTATAAGTGAAAGCCAAAGAATTGTATCCTTAAAACCATGGTCACTTTTTTCGTTCATAGGAAAAGGCGGTATTTTCTTGTATGCTCTATCTAAAACCTTCAAGAACATCATTTCATCTTTATCATAAGGAATAATATTATTGGCGAAGATTTTTTTATATGCCTTTGGTGTTTCTGACTGATAAGATGTACATACTTCTTCAAAAGATTTTCGCATTGTTACATCCGCAATATCAGAAAGTTTTTTGATGCACTCTTCCACTTTATCAAATTTTTCTTTCGCTTCTCGACAATTTTGAGCAATTCTTTCGTCAATAGAAACTTGCGTCACATACACGTTAAAGTCAGTGCTTAAATTTTTAACCACCTCATCAAGTCGTTTTTTGTTTTCTATTATGAAGTTAGTGTCAAAAACAAAGGCTTTTTTAATATCCGCCATAACCATTTCCCTCCAAGCATTTGTAAAATTATAAGTGTTACGCAAGGTTATAATTTCATAAATGTAATAATATCTTTGAACTCATTACCAATGTGTTCAGTCAAAGGCAATCCTTTGTTATCTTTGATAAATTCAAAGAACTCAGGCAAATCTAGTAAAATGCGTTGAACAACACTCATTTCTTTGATTTGTTGTATTGCTCTTGTTGGATTTCCAATTTCATCAATTTGGCATTGTAAACTTGTTTCATAATTTTTCCAAAACAGCGTATACTCGGTTTGTCCATCAAAACTATAAACTTTTGCTCCTATACTCTCTGTTGGTACTGTTTTATAGTACTGACCATCGGAATCACTTAACACAATAAACGCAAGTTTCTTTTGATATTGCGAATCTTTTACAACTTCCATTACTTCAAACATACAATTGCGAGACTTTAAATAATTATCACTTATAAGCATTATCACATAATCATGTGTTTCTATTGATTGCATAAATTTTTTAAAACTCTCGTGATATTCAACATCCCTTATATCTCTTGATATCCTTGCTTTATCTTTTATAGAAGTTTGTAAAGCATTTTCTATCAAATCCGCAATGTCTGAATCTTTTTGACAGTAAGAAAGAAAAACCGTTGTAACATCAGATTCTTGTTCTACCGGAACATCTTCAGCATCTATAAGTTCCATTTCAAGATAATTTTTAATTATATCTACAAATGGACCAATCGCTTTTCTTATAAAAGCAGCTATTATATCTTTGAGCTTTCTGCTACTTGAATACCCTTGCCCCAAACTAAATAATTGCTTTTTACCTTTCAGAATATATTCTATCAATTGGTAACCATAATCAACTAAGTCTTCTTCGTTGTCAGGGAGGGTTAGCATATCACTCCAAAATTTATTCTCATATATTTCGTCAAAATCATAATCCTGCCTATGACAGCTTTTGATATATTCCGCTATTACTTCAGTATTATTGATAAAGTCAAAGTACATTTTTATGTAGTTGATTTCCTCTTGTGAATCAACCTTCAACATCTGTGAAGATAGAGTTCTATATTTGAGTGATATTTTCTTTAGTTCACTTTTCTTCATATTGTAGTACCTCCGCATATAGGGCAATATATTCCTATTTCTTTATCAAAATTTTGTGTTTTAACATGTAAGTCGCAACAATCCATTTTCACCAGCTCATAAACTTTTGTTGGCTCATATAGTTCTTTTTCGGGTTCAGGCTTTGATTTTTTTGTTGTAACTTTTATGAATTTGCTTTTATTAAGACTTCTGAAGCTCTTATCCAACATCGTATCGAGCTGTGCCATGGCATAGTTGGTAGCCATTTGTTGCACTTTTTCTAATACTTCAGGGCAAAAGAAAGTATTTGTATCGTTAGGAAGCCCGCATATTGGGCAAAAATAGTGCAAGTATTCTTCATTTTCGTAAGTATCTTTATGTAACATAAATCTGTTTTTACAAAAATCACATTCCATTTCCAAATACCCATCTTCGTCTAACGGAATATCTATTGTAAATGTTTTCGTATCACTCAAATCCTACACCTCCAATTTGCCACTCATAAGACGAGGAAGAAGTAAATCTCGTTGTTTTATCAGATTTAAATTGTTTTGATGCAATAATCTTTTTTGCTCAACAATCGGCAAAATTTTATCAGCAAACATATTTAATGTGTTCTCATCAGGAACAAGTATTTTATATCTACGCATAAAGGTCAAACCAACAAATTGTTGAGATGCTCCGTTTGTTTGTGCTGCAAAAATTTCTTGCATTGTGGAACTATTCATCCAATAATAAAGATATGCCGTATCTCTCATACTTTGTGGCTTAAAAATAATGACATTCTTTACACTAAATTCTCTATCATAATCAACAATACAGCAGTTACCAACTGTTCCGATATTGCTAAATATAATATCTCCTGATTTTAATCCACTTCGTTTTTTTATTCCATTGTGTGACGTTTCGCTAATGTTATAAGCAATACTAAAATCAACAAAGCCATTGGAAATACATCTTCCCGTAACAAGCGGAACACCCTCATCTATAGGTTTTGGCGTATCGTGAGTGCCATCTGTTACATAACAAAAATCATTCATTCGCTTAATATTCCATCCTTCAGGCAAACCATTTACAAACTTTGTCTTTTCGTGTCCTGGAAATCGAAAACGAACAAACCATTCTTTGTATAATTCTTGTGCCGCTTTTTCAAGCAAAGCAATTCTCTTATTGTTATTTTCAATCAAATCATCATAAGCAGATAAAACATCAGCAATTCGTTTTTGGGTAGGCAAGTCAGGCAGATCAACTTTAATACTATAATAGCATTTTGATGTCATACTAGGTATACTTGAACCTGAATCTAATCCACTTAAATTCATTGAATTCAATAATCTATATAAATAATATGGATGCGTTATTTCTTCATTTATAATCGTGTAATAGCATGTATCTACGGTCCAAAAAGCCCCTTTAACATATTGAATGTTATTTAGAGTTCCTTTTCGTGGCAATAATACACTTTTTCCATCATAGAGATATTGATCTGCACTTCGCATAAAACCACCGCTACCATAAACCGGATATATTCCGTCTTTAAGTTGCGAATGGTCTCTGCCATTGCCGATTTTCAATATATCTTTTAATTTATACCTAATCGTTTCCATATATTTAATCACCAAATAATTCTTTCAGCTTTTCTGAAATCTTCTTTTCAAGTTCATGTGCTTCTACATTTAAACTTTCAAGTTCTGCATTAAGACCTAACATTTCTGCTTTAAATTCTTCTTCAGTCATTCCGTCATCTTCAATAACAACGCCTACATAACGACCGGGATTCAATGAATAATCCTGGTCTATAATACCGTCTTCGCCTTCAAGCTTTGCAACCTTACAAAGACCAACAATATCAACATATTTACCTTCGGGAAATCTTTCGGTTAACCAAAGTATATTATCGAGGAAGTAAATAATTTCATCAGAAATTGCTTTAATTTCACCATGCAAGCAAAAATACTCTTTTGCTTCTTTTTCTAAATTTGTAGATTGTGCCTGATGCCTTATCCCATGTTCGATTCTAAATAGTTGTTCCCACAACTCTATTGTGTTGTTATTTAAATTTTCTTTTTGATTTTCTATATTTAATAACGATTTGACATTTTCTATAAAAACATTGTAAATAAAATCTTTTAACCCGCTATAATCTTCAACTTCTTTTTTGCATATATAACTATCATCTTCAAATGTTTTCGCACAATGTTCACAATATTTCACATCTAATTCAAATATTTTTTTCGAAAAGTCTTTTTGTAACGCTATATACTTATCAAAAAGGTTAATAACTTGCTGCTTATATTCTTCAATAAGTGTTGTAAACTCTTCTGTCTTACCTTCATAAAGTCTTGTGATAATACCGAGATTTTTTATCTGTTCATCAGAAAACTTTCTGTGTGCTCTGTCAATCTGAGTGAAGATGTTTCTTGCGTCTATAAAAAGAATTTCATCCTTTTTAGTTTTTGCATTATCAAAGAACCAAAGGGTTGCAGGGAGTGTAACAGAAGTAAACATATTGGAAGGGAGAGTTACCATTTGTTTGATAACACCGCTTTCAATAAGTCTTTGTCTGATTTCCTTTTCACTGTTTCCTGCATCAGATGCAGAATTTGCCATAACAAGTGCAGCTCGTCCGTTTTTATTAAGAGCTGTTGCAAACTGATTTATCCAAAGGTAGTTTGCATTAGGAACAGTTTCCTTTGCATCCTTCTTGGATTTTTTAGTTTTATTTTGTGGTATGCCGTATGTATTAAATCTTGGTTGGTCTTTTACAATTTCGGTTTCAACATCATCAACATTGAAGGGTGGATTTGCCATTACATAGTCAAATGCACCGAAACTGTTATATGGATCACGGGCATAAGAGTTCGCATGTGTAATAGTCCCTCTGACATTATTTAGAACAAGGTTCATTTTAGCAAGCTTAACGGTTGCCGCAGTTTTCTCGACACCAAAAGCCCTTAAATTCATCTGCTTACCTTTTTCCTTATGTCTTTCAATATAGTGAGCAGTCTGAACAAACATACCACCGCTACCGCAAGCAGGATCGAGAATTTTACCTTCCGTCGGAGCTAAAACCTCTACCATATAGCGAACAACAGTTGAAGGCGTGAAGAATTCACCGCCACCCTGACCTTCGGCTAAAGCAAATTTACCAAGAAAGTATTCGTATATTTCGCCAAAGATATCAAGTTCAACATCACCGGGGATATCTTTAAATATCTTCAACAGTTTTGCAAGAACAAGCGGATCATCTTCGCTGTTTACGCTGTAATAAATATCTTTTGGCAAAGTATCTTCAAGCTCTGCTGTGTATTTCTCAACACAATCCATAGCTTCCTTAACCTTTTGAGATAAATTTTCACTTTCAGGTAGGTTAAGAAGATAATCATAACGAGCTTCATCAGGTAAATAAAATCCGCATTTTTCAATAGCAATTTCGCTGATTGCACGTTCCATTCTTGTGCCTTTGATTTTGTTATATTCATTTGTGATTTCTTCTGAAAATTTAATATATTTACACTCAGCAAAACGCAAGAAGATAAGACCAAGTATCGGCTCAGCATACTCCGTGGACTTTAATCCTGAATTAGCTCTTAATTGGTCTGCACCTGCCCAAAGTTTTTCCTTTAAATCTTTTAGCTGTTCATTTGTCATATCAAATTCCTCTTATCCTATCAATATGATTAATTGTTTTTTCTTAAAAAAAGATATAAACTTACAAAATACCAATTTTATTATAACATTTGTTTTTATATTTTACAACAAAAAGCCTTAATATTTTTTCTTTTAAGACTACAAGAAAATTGATACAAGCCCGTCGCAAAATACCGTCCTGTTTTCGGTACTATTTAAGGCATATAAACCTTGATTTATTGCGGATTGTACGGTAATATGTAACACAATAAACGATAAGTTGAGGTGACGATATGCAAAGAAAAATAACGGCAATACCCAAACGCAAGGAGCTTATTCCCAAAAGAAAAAACGTGGCAGCCTATGCAAGAGTTTCAAGCGGCAAGGATGCTATGCTCCATTCACTGTCGGCTCAGGTAAGCTACTACAGCAGTTACATCCAAGAGCATGGTGACTGGCGTTTTGCAGGTGTATACGCAGACGAGGCTCTCACCGGCACAAAAGACTCAAGACCTGAATTTAAAAGGATGATTGCTGATTGCAATGCTGGCAAGATTGATATGATAATTACAAAGTCAATCAGCCGTTTTGCACGTAACACTGTTACACTTTTAGAGACAGTGCGAATGCTAAAAGAAATTAATGTGGACGTATACTTTGAAGAACAAAATATTCACTCTACAAGCGGGGATGGCGAGCTGATGCTTACCATCCTCGCTTCATTTGCGCAAGAGGAAAGTCTGTCCGTTTCAGAAAATATGAAGTGGAGGCTTAGGAACAACTTCAAAGAAGGTATTCCTAACAATTTTTCACTCTATGGGTATAGGATGGAAAATTCAAAGTTAATTATATATGAACCGGAAGCTGAGATTGTTAGAATGATTTTTAAACTATATCTCAATGGCACAGGAAGTGTTCGCATAGCTCATTTCTTGGACTCTTTGAACATCCCCTCCCCATGCGGAGTTAAATGGTCCTGTCAGACTGTTATCGGAATATTAAAAAATGAGAAGTACGGTGGAGATATGCTTCTGCAGAAATATTACAACAGAGACCATTTATCAAAGCAATCTGTGAAAAACAAAGGTAAGTTTCCTCAATATTATGTTGAGGATTCTCACGAAGCAATAATCACAAAAGAAACTCTCAATGAAGTCAGGGAGATATTTGAAAGCAGAGTTCCTGCTCCACCCACTCCTAAAGATTATGAGTTTAAAGGTATTATCTTTTGTGGCATATGCGGATGCAGATATGTAAGGAAAAAGAACCATGAAAAATATGTGTGGAGATGCAATACCTTTCAAAATGGCGGCAAAGACAAATGTGCATCAAAGCAAGTTCCGGACAACATTTTAAAGAGCCTTGCAGAAGGCTTTAATAAAGAAATATCAAAGATAACAGCATACCCCGAAAACAAGCTTGTATTTACATTTTCCGATAATACCGAAGAAACAGCAGTATGGGAAGCGCCGTCCAGAAAGTGGACAGATGAAATGAAGCTTAAAAACTACGATAATTTGAGGAGGCACTTGGCATGAAAGTTACAGTTATTCCTGCAATACCAAAGTTTACAACAGTAAGTGATGCACCGGCAAGAAAAAAACGTGTCGCAGGCTATGCGAGAGTTTCAACTGACTCTGAAGAACAGCTCACGAGCTACGAAGCACAGGTTGACTACTACACAAAATACATACAGAAGAACGAAGCCTGGGAGTTTGTAAAGGTATTCACCGATGAAGGAATATCGGCAACAAACACTAAAAAACGTGATGGCTTTAACGAGATGATTGCCTGTGCCTTAAACGGGGATATAGACTTAATTGTTACAAAGTCAGTGTCCCGATTTGCGAGAAACACGGTTGATACATTAACAACTGTGCGAAAGCTAAAGGAAAAAGGTGTAGAGGTTTATTTTGAAAAAGAAAACATCTATACTTTGGATAGCAAGGGCGAGCTTTTAATCACCATAATGTCAAGTCTTGCACAAGAAGAGAGCCGAAGCATCTCCGAAAACGTTACATGGGGTCAGAGGAAGCGATTTGCAGATGGCAAGATAAACCTTCCGTATAAAAGGTTTCTCGGCTACGAAAAGGGCGAAGACGGACTTCCTAAGGTTGTTGAATCAGAAGCAAAGATAGTTAGACAAATATATGAAATGTTTTATTACAAAGGCAAAACTGCTACATACATTGCAAACTATCTTACAAAGAATAAAATCCCTACTCCTGCAAATAAAGAAGTATGGCAAGCAAGCACTGTAGAGAGCATACTCACAAACGAGAAATACAAAGGCGATGCTCTGCTTCAGAAAACCTTTACAGTAGACTTTCTCACAAAGAAAACTAAGATAAACGAAGGTGAAATTCAGCAATACTACATCGAAGGAAGCCACACTGCAATAATATCACCTGAGTTTTTTGACCTTGTTCAGATTGAGATAGCCAAAAGAAAAGGTCAGAAACGAAGCACATCCGGGATATTTGCAAGTAAGCTCATTTGCGGAGACTGCGGAAATTTTTATGGCAGTAAGGTATGGCACTCAAACAGCATCTACAAAAGAACGATATGGCAATGCAACCACAAGTTCTCGAATAAAAATAAATGCTCTACCCCACACTTCACGGAAGAACAGCTAAAAGAAGCCTTTGTTAATATGTTTAACTCTACCATCGAGAATAAAGATGAAATCATAGAAACATTAAACGATATAATTTTGGCGCTTACGGACACAACAAAGCTTGACGGAAAAATATCTGAACTCAACGAAAAATTAAGCCTTGCTGCAGAACAGATAAAAACGTTGGTAAAGGAAAACTCACGCACCACACTAAACCAAGCAGAATATGAAGAAAGGTATCAGAAACAAAGTGCTGAATACTTCACCATAGCCAATTCCATAACGGAGCTTGAAAAAGAAAAAACACTTCTTAAGAATAAACTAAAAGAAGTGCAGTTGGTTTTAGATACTCTTAAAGCTTGCGATTCTCCCATCGATGAATTTGACGAAGAATTATTCTTCGCACTCATTGAAAACATTACAGTAAATTCAAAAACTGAGCTTGTATTCAGCTTTAAGGATGGCAGTAACATAGCTTGGGAATTTTAA